TACTTTACCAAAAATTATATGAAAATTATTTCTCTTGATGAAGGTATTATTCCATTTAAGATGTGGGACTTTCAAGAGAAATTAATTAAAGATTTCCACGAAAATAGATTTAACATTGCCAAGCTTCCTAGACAGACTGGTAAATCTACCACAGTGGTTTCTTATCTTTTATATTATGCTATTTTTAACGATAACGTTAATATTGGTATCCTAGCAAACAAGGCATCTACTGCGAGAGACCTATTGGGTCGCCTTCAGTTAGGATATGAAAACTTACCTAAGTGGATGCAGCAGGGTGTTGTTGCGTGGAACAAAGGTAGTATGGAACTTGAGAATGGTTCCAAGATTCTTGCTGCTTCCACATCAGCATCTGCCGTCCGAGGGATGTCATTCAACATTCTATTCTTGGACGAATTTGCGTTCGTTCCAAATCATATTGCAGAAGAGTTCTTCTCTTCTGTGTATCCTACGATTACCTCAGGTAAATCAACGAAGGTTATCATTATTTCAACGCCTTATGGTATGAACCACTTCTATAAGATGTGGCAGAACTCCGTTCAAGGTAAGAGTGATTACGTTCATAATGAAGTGCATTGGTCTCAGGTTCCTGGTAGAGATGCTGATTGGAAAGCACAGACTATTGCGAACACATCTGAGCGTCAGTTCACACAAGAATTTGAATGTAACTTCTTGGGTTCAGTTGATACACTAATCTCAGCGGCTAAACTTCAGGCACTTACATTTACAGAACCAATCAAAAGTAACGCAGGACTGGATGTATATGAAAAAGCACAGAAGGATCACGAATACATTATCACAGTTGATGTCGCAAGAGGCATTGGTGGGGACTACTCCGCTTTTATTGTATATGATATCACTACGATGCCATATCGTATCGTAGCAAAATATAGAAACAACACAATTAAACCTGTACTATTTCCTAGTGTTATATTCCAGGTTTGCAAAGAATATAATAGTCCATACGTCCTGGTAGAAGTCAATGACATTGGCGATAGTATTGCTGCAACTCTCAACTATGATCTCGAATATCCTAACGTCCTTATGTGTGCGATGCGAGGGAGAGCTGGGCAGATTGTTGGACAAGGTTTCTCAGGCAACAAAACACAATTAGGTGTCAAGATGAGTATCACTGTAAAGAAACAGGGATGCGCGAATCTTAAAGCGATTATCGAAGAAGATAAATTACTCTTCGAAGATTATGATATCCTATCTGAACTTACCACATTTATACAAAAGAAACAATCATTTGAAGCAGACGAAGGTTATCACGATGACTTAGTTATGTGTATGGTTCTGTTTGCCTGGTTGGTAATGCAGGACTATTTTAAAGAGATGACCGACCAAGATGTTCGCCGTAGAATCTACGAGGAACAGCGTAATCAAATCGAACAAGACATGGCTCCATTTGGATTTATTGATGACGGATTAGGTGATGATACCTTTATGGATGCTAATGGAGACCTCTGGGCATATGGCGATCAACAGGAAGAAGTTAGCTACATGTGGAACTATTGATTTTAATAAATAATTCTAGATAAATTGGATGTCACGGAGAGTATCACATGGCTAGTCAAGTCTCGCCTGGAGTAGTTATCAGAGAGAGGGACCTTACAAATACCACTATTGTAGGATCTCAGTCTTTGAGAGCAGCATTTGCTGGTGCATTCCAGAAGGGTCCCGTTGAGACCCCTACAGCAATCAACTCACAAAAAGAACTTGTCGATACTTTTGGTGGTCCTGTTGATGCAAACGCAGAAGATTGGTTTGTAGCATCAGAGTTCTTGAACTATGGCGGCCGCCTAGTTGTCTCCAGAGCAATTGATGCTGCAGCAACAACTGCCACTAGTGGTTCTTTCTCAGCAGCAAACCAAGGTTCTTGGGGTAATGATCTCCAAGTAGTTGCTGTTGATAGAGGATACGATCAATCAGTAACTTTCACTGGCGTTCCTTCTGATGTCGCAAATGGTGATACATTAACATTCACTGGTGGCAAGACCGCAAAGATTTATGGATGGGATGCTGTTACTGAATCCGCTTTCCTAGTTGGTGACAAAGTTGCAGTTGGTGATCTAACTCCCGGCAATGCTGGAGTAATTGATACTATCACTAATGTTTCTGCTGGTACTACTCTTCTTGCTGAGGCTAACGAAACATATACCGCTGTTGCTGTTAGTGGTGGAAGTGGATCCGATGCTACAGTTACAGTAGTTAGAGATGGTAATGGCGATATTGATAGCGTAACTCTAGTTAGTGGTGGTCTAGATTATCTCGGCACTGATACTGGTTTAGTTATCGATGGTGCTCTCATTGGTGGTGCTTCGACTACTGACGACGTAACATTTGATGTCGATGCTCTAGTCACACAAATTCCTGTAGCATCCGCAGAAGATTGGTACAGAAATACAACTCTCTCCGTTGGTACATTTAGTCTCAGACTAATTGATATTGGCCCACGTCCAGGTACATCTCAGCAGGGGGATGACCTAGGATTTGACAAAGACGAATTCCACATTGCCGTTGTTTCGAAATCAACTGGTGTTGTTCTAGAAACATTCCAGTATCTATCTAAACTAAAAGGTGGTAAGTCAGCAAATGGTGGAAACACTTACTTCTCCACATTAGTAAATGAGCAGTCTCAAAATGTATCTCTTGGTGCAACACCATTTACTATTGTAGCAGGTTCTGGTATTGACTGGACTGCCGACCCAACGGATTCAGTAGAAGAAGTTTCTGCTGCTCCTGGCGAACTTGCTCTACTAGGAACAGTATCAGTTTCTCTATCTGGTGGTGATGATGCTGAATATGCATATTCAACAGATGCAATTAATGTATTCTCTTCTTATGATGCTACCGACCTAGACTTCATTCTTATGGGTGGTTCAGGTGCTGATGAGTCAGCTACACTTTCAAAGGCATCAAATGCAATTGCAATTGCAAATACAAGAAAAGATTGTATTGCTTTTGTTTCCCCACACAGAGAAAATCAACTTGATTCAAGTAATACACCGCTATCAGCTGCAGATGCAAAAGATAATACTCTTGCATTCTTTGATCAGTTAGCATCCACATCATATGCAGTATTTGATTCTGGTTATAAGTATCTTTATGACCGTTTCAATGACGTATATCGCTACATCCCTTGCAATGGTGATGTTGCCGGATTATGCGTTGCAACCTCCGCTTCTCTAGCAGACTGGTATTCACCTGCTGGACAGAATAGAGGTTCATTACAAAATGCTATTAAATTAGCATACAACCCATCAAGAAATGATAGAGACGAACTCTACACCAGTAGAATCAATCCTATCGTTTCTCTAAGAGGAAGTGGTATCACCCTATTTGGTGATAAGACCGCACTTTACTCACCATCAGCATTCGACAGAATTAACGTTCGTCGTTTGTTCCTTAACATCGAAAGACGAGTTGATGCTCTTGCTCAAGGAGTACTCTTTGAGCAGAACGACGTTCTAACAAGAACCGGTTTTGCTAGTGCTGTATCCTCTTATCTTGCTGAAATTAAAGCAGATAGAGGACTTTCAGATTTCCTTGTTGTGTGCGATGAATCCAATAACACCCCAAGTGTAATTGATCGTAACGAGTTTGTTGCTGATCTTTATCTACAACCAACACGTTCTATTAACTTTGTAACAGTAACACTTACCGCTACTAGAACTGGAGTATCCTTCAGTGAAGTAACAGGTCAGTGATCGTAATTAAACAACAAAACTAGTAAGAGGTAAAAAACAATGGCATCAATGAGTACGTTTATCGGAAAGATTGGTCAGGGCGTAAAACCAAATCAATTCAGCGTTTCAATTCCATATCCTGCCGGAATCGCAGACGTTACTGCCGGTGATGATGAACTAACAAATTTACTTTGTAAGTCAGCAGCACTCCCAGGTTCAAACCTGGGCGTGATTGAAGTTCCTTTCCGTGGTAGAACAATTAAGATCGCTGGTGATAGAACCTTCGATACATGGTCGGCTACATTCTTTAATGATAAGGACATGAAGACCAGAGCATTCTTCGAAGCATGGCTGAATTCGATCAACAGTCATGACGGAAATGCTTCGAGCAATCCTAACCTTACCGGTGAGGCTGCTGGTGCTCAGGGAATTTATTCCACAACCATTAAAGTAAATCAACTCGAAAGAGGTACAGAAGCAGAGAATGCTCAGATTATTAGAACATACGATCTAAAATTTGCTTTCCCAACTTCAGTTTCTCAAATTGATCTTGCTTATGATAGCAATGATCAGATTGAAGAATTTACAGTTGAGTTCCAGTATTCATTCTGGCAGGTAGCCAAAGGTGGTCGTGGTGGTGCTTCTGCTAACCCAGGACTTGAGAACTAATTTACTTCTATAAATAGGTCATAGCACAGTTATAGACCTTATGTTATGAGTAAATTATTTGGATTTCTCATCAACAATCCGGCGGAGCTGAAGGGTCAATCTCCAGTTCCGCCTTCTTCTAATGAAGACATAACCACTGTAGCAGGTGGTTATTTTGGTACATATGTTGATGTAGAAGGTGGAAATGCTAGAAACGAATTCGATTTAATTAAACGCTATCGTGCTATGGCGTTACATCCAGAGATTGATTCTTCTGTGGATGAGATTGTAAATGAGTTTCTAGTTACCGATGCTAATGATGCTCCTGTAGAAATTGAGTTATCTAATCTACAAGCGGGTGCTACACTAAAGAAAAAAATTAGAGATGAGTTTGAATATATTCTTAAACTCCTTGACTTTGATTTAAACGCACATAATATTGTTAGACAATGGTATATTGATGGTCGTTTATATTATCACAAAGTTGTAGATCTTGCCAATCCAACTAAGGGTATCACTGAACTAAGACAGATTGATCCTCTTAAAATTAAAAAAGTTAGACAGAAGATTGGCAAAGATGAGCAAACAAAACACACTATCCAAGGCAGTGCTTTGGAGTATGACTGGGGTGAGTACATTGATTACTATGTCTATAATCCTAAAGGTTTTGGTGGTAATCTACCTGCAGTAACTGGAACCTCTGACTATGGTATTAGTCAAGGTGTGAGGATTGCGGCAGATGCTATTACATACTGTGGTTCCGGACTGCAGGACATGACTAAGAAAATGACTCTTAGTTTCTTGCATAAGGCAATCAAAGTACATAATCAGTTGCGTATGATTGAGGATGCGATTGTTATCTATCGTTTATCACGCGCACCAGAAAGAAGAATTTTTTACATTGATGTTGGTAATTTACCTAAGGTAAAAGCAGAGCAATACCTTAGAGATGTGATGAATCGTTATCGTAATAAACTTGTTTATGATGGTAACACTGGTGAAATCAGAGATGACAAAAAGCATATGTCAATGCTTGAGGACTTCTGGCTTCCTCGTCGTGAGGGTGGCAGAGGAACTGAAATCTCTGTACTCCCAGGCGGACAAAATCTTGGAGAACTCAAAGACCTTGAGTATTTCAAGAAGAAACTTTACAACTCACTTAACCTACCACCTTCACGTCTAACTGACGACAACAAAGGATTCAATCTTGGTAAAACAACTGAGGTACTTAGAGATGAACTAAAATTCACTAAGTTTATCGGTCGTCTCCGTAAGAGGTTTGGTGAAATCTTCAATGATATGTTGAAGACACAACTTATTCTCAAGCGTGTTATTACTCCCGACGATTGGGAAGAGATGAAGGAGCATATTCAATATGACTTCCTCTTCGACAATCACTTTAACGAACTCAAAGAAGCAGAACTTAACTTACAAAGAATTCAGATTGCCACACAGTTTGATCCGTTTGTTGGTAAGTATGTTTCTATTGAGTGGATTCGCAAGCACGTTCTCCAGCAAAGTGAGAAGGAATATAAGGAGATTGATAAGCAAATGAATGCCGAGATTAATCTTGGTCTTGCTATGTCACCTGCTGATATTAATACATTCGATATGATGGATAGACAGAATGATGCTTTTGCTCCTGAGTTAGAAGCACAATCAGCTGCTGACGATCATGAAAGGGAAATGGATGCGGCAGATGATGCTCATGAGAAAGAACTACAAAAAATTAAGGCTACACCTAAACCTAAACCTAGTTCTTCGTCTAAATAAATAATACTGATAATCAATTATAGTTATGTCTGATACTAATCAATCTCTAGAGAAGGCAGTGGATGCTATTTCAAATGGCGACCGCGCAACTGCTATTGATCTTCTCAATGATGTGATGCTTGCTAAATCGTCTGAAGTTATTGACACCTACAAACAAGTAGTTGCTCAAACAATGTATGACGAAATTATGGATAATACCACAGAGGAACCAGAAGAATGAAACTAATTACAGAAGGAAATTTTGAACACGTTCAGATTCTCACTGAAGAGTCTGAGGGCAAAAAGAATCTGTATATTGAAGGAGTATTTCTTCAGTCCGAGATTAAAAATCGTAATGGTAGAATTTATCCACTATCAGTTCTAGAGAGAGAAGTTGATAGATATAACGAAGAGTATGTAAAGTCTGGTAGAGCAGTTGGAGAACTGGGACACCCTGATGGTCCAACTATCAACTTACATCTTATCTCACATAAAATTACATCCCTAAGAAAAGAGGGAAATAATTTTATTGGTAAAGCAAAAATTCTAGAGTCAATGCCACAAGGTGCATTGGCAAAGAATCTAATTAATGAAGGTGTGAAGCTAGGAGTTTCCTCCCGAGGTATGGGTTCCCTAGAAGAAAAGAATGGTGCTAATTATGTTCGTGACGATTTTATGCTCGCCACTGCTGCTGATATTGTAGCAGATCCTTCCGCTCCTGATGCATTTGTTAATGGAATCATGGAAGGTAAAGAATGGGTATGGGAAGGTGGCATCCTAAAGGAACGCCACATTTCAGAAATGAAGCGCAGCATAGATACTGCTCCATCACATGAGCTCCAAGAGCGCATTGTGAAAGCGTTTGAGGCGTATGTCTCAAACAAATTAATTTAATAAATAACTACAGCACTAAATATCAAAGTTAAGAGGGAAACTCAGATGTCAGATATGTTAAACGAAAAGTTTGGTGAGTTTGTAACTCAGAACAATTTGATGGAAAGTATGCCAACAATGACAGCGGAACCCGCTCCAACTGTGAAGGCAGACGTAATTCCTGGTTCTGGTTCGGACCCATCCGCTGTTTCGGGTGATCCCCAGCAGCGCAATACACCAGCAAAAGAACCAGCTCCTACAGTTGGAGCGGATAAGGCATATGGTGCAAAGGCACCTACAGATCTAGGTGGCAGCACATCCGCCCCACTTCACAGCAATGATGAAGATGGTGAAGAGAATCCTGGTGCTAAAGCAGCTGCTCCCGTTTCCCCCGTATCTGGAGATCCCCAACAACGTCACGGCAATCATCACCCTGACCCCGCCCCTACCGTTGGTGCTGACGTAGCATATGCTACATCCGTAGGTCCTGCGGTAACATATCCTATCAAACCATCATTCGAAGGATTTGATGTATCTGATGACGTAAGAGCACTCACAGAAGGTCTAGAATTAACTGAAGAGTACAAAGAGAAGATTGCAACCATCTTCGAAGCAGCAGTTAAGGCTAAGATTTCTGAGGAGTACGACAAGCTTGTAGAACACTTTGCCACTGAACTTGATAAGCAAGTATCGACTGCTAAGGCAGAAATTAGCGAGGAAGTTGATGGCACAGTGAACTACGCTATTAACCGCTGGTTGGAAGAAAACCAAGTAGCGATTGATCGTGGTATCAAAAACGAACTTAATGAGGAACTCATTTCCGGTTTCCTTAATGTATTAAGTGCGAACCACGTCAATATTCCCGACGACAAAGTTGATGTCGTAGAAGGAATGGCTGAAACTATTCGTGAAATGGAAGACCGCCTTAACGAGCAAGTTAAGAGCAACATTGAAATTAGTAAGCAACTCTCTGAAGTAAAAAGCGTTGTAATTCTGAACCAAGTTTCAGAAGGTCTAGCTGATACTCAGAAAGAAAAACTAGCAGCACTTGCTGAGGGTGTAGATTTCAAATCCGTAGAGGATTACACAAAGAAACTCACCACTATCCGCGAGTCTTATTTTAAGACCGAGGCAGTCAAGTCTGCAGTTGATGAAAATCCAGTTGAAATTTCCGAGGAGATGTCACCAAGAATGGCGGCATATGCCAAGGCACTTCGCACCTGGAATTCGTAATTGTAAAACGTACACTTTAACACAGAGCAAAAAAAATGTTGAATTCAACACCTAAGGCTCTAGTAGAAAAGTGGTCACCTATTCTTAACGAAGGCGAGTCTATTCAAGATAAGCATAAGAAAGCAGTAACCGCTCAACTACTAGAAAACACAGAACGCATGATCCGCGAAGAGCGCGGTATGCTATCAGAAGCAGGCAACACCATCGGTGGTCTAAATGCTACCGGTGGAGCACTCACTGGTGGATCCATTGGTGATACCCCAGAGACAGGCGGACTTGCTGGTTTCGACCCAATTCTAATTGGTCTTGTTCGTCGTGCAATGCCTAACCTAATGGCATATGACATCTGCGGCGTTCAACCAATGAGCGGTCCTACTGGACTCATCTTCGCAATGAAGTCGCACTATCAAGCACAAGGTTCCGGTCTTCGTAACGGTCCTGAAGCACTCTATAACGAGCCAGACTTCAACTTCTCTGCTAACGCAACTGGTGGTCCTACCACTTATGACGTTAATGGTGACGCAACTAACGGTTACGATCCTGCAACCGAAGGTGCTTCCCCACTAGGAACCGTTAATCCTTCAACTCCTGGTGCTAACCCCGGCATCCTCAATGACGGTGGTTCATACGATCCTACCCGTCCTGCTGATGGAACCGCCGCTCAGCGTCAAGGTTCCCTCGGACTTGAGAGAGAAGTTGCTGAAACTCTAGGTTCTGGTTCTAATCTATTCAACGAGATGTCATTCTCGATTGAAAAGACTAGCGTATTCGCTAAGACCAGAGCACTCAAGGCAGAATACACCCTAGAACTAGCACAAGACCTCAGAGCAATCCATGGTCTTGATGCAGAAGGCGAGCTCGCTAACCTTCTTTCTAGCGAGATTCTTGCTGAAATCAACCGCGAAGTTGTTCGTACTGTATATACAGTTGCTAAGCCTGGTGCCCAAAACAACGTTGCTACACCAGGTATTTTCGACCTAGACGTTGATTCGAACGGTCGTTGGTCCGTTGAGAAGTGGAAAGGTCTCATGTTCCAAATGGAGCGTGATGCTAACGCTATCGCACAACAGACCCGTAGAGGCAAGGGTAACTTCATGATCACCTCTGCTGACGTTGCTTCCGCAATGGCAATGGCAGGTGTTCTTGACTACTCCTCAGGTCTAAACGGTGCAGGTGGTCCCGCTATTGGCGAAGTCGATGACACCGGTAACCTCAGAGTAGGTACAATGAACGGACGCATCGCAGTCTATATCGATCCATATTCTTCTAACGTATCTGACCATCACTACTATGTGATGGGTTATAAGGGTTCTTCACCATATGACGCAGGTCTATTCTACTGCCCATATGTTCCCCTCCAGCAGCTACGCAGCATCGATCCTAACACCTTCCAGCCCAAGATTGCGTTCAAGACCCGCTACGGCATGGTCAGCAACCCATTCGTCCAGCGTGAAGACAATAACGGTGCTATCCTACCTGATCAGGATAACCTCACACCTGGTATCAACCAGTACTACAGAAGAGTTAGAGTTACTAACCTTATGTGATTTGTATTCACAAATAGACACAGACCTCCCGCAAGGGGGGTCTTTTTTTATACATAGTTGTAATTGCTTAAGTACTTGTGCCTAGAAATACTATGACTAGAGACGAGATTAAAAATTTTGTTTTGAAGTGTAAAAATGAACTTTATAATGGAACGCATATGAATAAAGGTGGAGAGTGGCATGATGGAGCACACTACGAACTAAACAGAATTCTCGACAAAATAGATGAGTATGCAAGATGAGGATCTACTAGAGTTACTAGAGAGAGTCAATAAATATAGAATGGATATCCTATTTGAAGAACCCTGCCCCTTGTATGAGGTAGAAGACTACTTATGGGAGGACTATCATAGGGAATCATAATGTCTAACTGGTATAACAAACAACCAAGAAACAGAAATTTCTTATCCCCACAGGGATTTAAGATGGAGTTTGAAATTTTTCCAGACACAGAGTTTTTTTGTCAAGCAGTTAATTTTCCTGATATTTCAGTTCCATTTACTGAAGTACCAACTAGGTTTAGATCCTTTCCTATTATTGGTGGGGGTGGTGTAAGTTACGGAGACTTGCAAGCTACCTTTATTATTGATGAAGATATGCATAATTATGCTGAAATATTTAATTGGATACGGAACAACGGTCAGTCTGAAAATACAGCACCGTTAAATCTGTCAGGAGCACAACTTACAATCCTTACATCAAATTTTAATGCAAACCTTGTAGCAGACTTTCAATACTTATTCCCATACTCCTTGTCTCAAATTCAATTTGATGCTACAATAGGAGAGGAGAGTGTTGTTACGGCACAGGCATCATTCAAGTATGCCCAAATGAGTTTCCGTGATAAAGATTTTAAAGTATATGACACAAATTGAAAAACTTGCTAAATTATTTGACCGTATAAAAGAAGAATGGAAGAAAGATAGTCAGATTGATTTTGAAATTAAGGATGGGGTATACGCTGAGAACCTAAGTGTTATCTCGTTAGACACTCCTTTTCAGCACAATAAATACTTAAACCATCATAGCGATCTTTCATTAATGAAGGTGTCGCTGGAGTTTGAATTTAGAAAACTCATCAGAGAGAAGCGAGAGTATTACGGAGGGGAGGCAGACGCAAAAGTATATGCTGAGAAACCATTTGGTGCCAGCATCAAGACTTCTGAAAAGATGAGGGTATATCTAGATTCGGATGAAGATATTCTAGACATAGAAAGCAGAATTAAGTTAATCGATGTGATGCTTAATTATCTTGATAATGTAATGAAGATGATCACCCAGCGAAACTACCTTGTAAAGAACGCAATTGAATGGGAGAAATTTACTAATGGGTTATAATGTCTGTCATCACCATTCAGAAAAAGAACGAGGTTTACTTCAAAGTAATAGGTGAACCACACGTCCATCAGGAACTATCAGACTACTTCACATTTGAACTTCCTGAGGCAAAGTTTCTAAGACGCAATCCTAGGTATCGACACTGGGATGGAACTATCCGCCTGTACTCTCCCGGTACAGGTGAGATATATTGTGGTCTCTTATCTCAGATACAAGACTTTGCTGAGAAGAGGTCATATGATATTGAGTATGTTGGCAATAAGTATTACGGCGATGTAGTAGAGACGAACGATGCTACTGCTCGCGGTATCAAAGGATTTATGAAAGATATCTCTAAGGTCAAACCTAGAGACTATCAGTATGACACAGTGTATAAAGCTATCAAGAACAATCGCGGTCTGTTTGTATCTCCAACAGGTTCCGGTAAGTCTCTGATGATTTATTCTCTTGTGCGTTGGTATTATGAAAGTGGTTCTAAAATTCTAATCATTGTGCCTACCACATCTCTTGTAGAACAGATGGTGAAGGACTTCAAAGATTATGGTTGGAATGCTGACGACCATATGCATCAGATTTATTCTGGTAAGGACAAGAACACAAAGAAAGATATTATTATTTCTACTTGGCAATCACTCTACAAGTTTCCTAAGTTATACTTTGATGACTTTGATTGTGTAATTGGTGATGAGGCACACCTCTTTAAGGCAAAGTCTCTCACTGGTCTGATGACTAAACTACACAATGCTAAGTATCGTTTTGGATTTACTGGAACACTAGATGGTAGTAAGACACACAAGTGGGTTCTAGAAGGATTGTTCGGACACTGTGAGAAAGTAACTCGCACTGATGATCTAATTCAAAAAGGATATCTATCTAACCTCAGAATTAAATGTCTGGTTCTTCGTCATGAATATCAATACTTTAATGACTATCATGAGGAGATGGAATATATTATTTCTCATCAACAGAGAAATAATCTTATCAAAAATTTAGTTAAAAACCTAGATGGTAATACTCTTGTGCTATTCAACTATGTGGAGAAGCACGGGGAACCATTATACGAAATGATAAATAATAGTGTAGATCCTGGACGCAAAGTATTCTTTGTATCTGGTGCTACTGATACTGAAGACAGAGAAGAGGTTAGGGAAATTGCAGAGAAAGAAGACAATGCCATTATCGTTGCTTCTTATGGAACATTCTCTACTGGCATTAACATCAAGAGACTACATAACATCATCTTCGCCAGTCCTTCCAAGTCCAGGGTTAGAAATTTACAATCAATTGGTCGAGTCCTTAGAAAAGGCGACGGCAAAGCGATAGCAACACTATATGATATATCTGATAATATCTCTACTAAAGGCAGAGAAAATTATACACTTCGTCATCTCTACGAACGTTTAAAGATCTATCAAGAGGAGAATTTTAACTATGAAATCATTAAGATTAAATTGACATAATGGAAGAACCATTTTACGCAGTTATAAAACTGAAGACAGGGGAAGAGTTAGTAGCTCAAGTTTCTTATGCTACTGAAGATGGACTACTAACTCTTCAAGACCCTATGGTTGTTGAACCTATGCAGCAAAAGAAAGGTCGTCAGAACATAGAAGGATTTGTATTAAAAGATTGGATTTATGCTTCTTATGATGATTTCTTTTTTATCAGTCTAGAAGATGTATTAACTATGTCTGAACTGGATGAAAATATAAAAAACTTTTACATTAACACTGTAGAAAATAAATCTGCACCTATCAATATACCTGACAATACAAAAATTGATATGGGAACTTATGGCAACAGTGGTGCACGCCAATTTCTACCAGACCTGAGTGAAAAAGGGTATTTAGGTTCAGTACAAGCAATGAAACAAATCCTAGAAGAACTCTACAAGAAGTCCTAGCTTTAAAGCTTATAGTTCTTTATCTCTCGGACATACTTATTCTAGTGTAGTTTCTGAGGTTTGTCAAGCCCCTTGACACAGATCCATCCATATGTTATAGTATTAAAATAATCCGTCAGACCAAGATGCAATATGTCAAAGGCAAAAAGCAAAGAGTATTACGTCAATAATAAAGAGTTTCTAGATGCTCTAATTGAGTATAAAAATAAATGTAAAGAAGCAGAAGAAAACGGTACTCTTAAACCACGCATTCCCAATTACATTGGTGAGTGTTTTCTTAAAATTGCAACGCATCTTTCTTACAAACCAAATTTTGTAAATTATATGTTCAGAGAAGAAATGATCTCTGACGGTATTGAAAATTGTGTGCAGTATATTTCTAATTTTAATCCAGAAAAATCAAAAAATCCTTTTGCTTACTTTACTCAAATTATTTGGTACGCTTTTTTGAGAAGAATTCAGAAAGAGAAAAAGCAACTCGATATTAAAACAAAAATTGTTGAGAAAACAGGATTTGAACATCTTATGTATACAGATAAATTTGATGGTGACATGGCAGGCATGAATCATAGTTACTCAGACATGACATCTATTAAAGAAAATATTGAAGTTAGAATGGAAAACCGATGACAATTGCACTTATCACAGATCAACACTTGGATGGACGTAAAGGTTCTGGTGTGTTTTGGAATTACTTTGAAAAATTTTATGAAAATGTATTCTTCCCTTATCTAAAAAAGAATAACATCACCACAGTGATTGATCTAGGTGATACGTTTGACAATCGTAAATCAGTAGATTTTAATGTTCTACAGCGCGTCAAGAAAAAATATTTCGATGTGCTACAGGATATGGGTATCGAACTACATATGATACTGGGAAACCACGATACCTATTACAAGAACACGAATGAAGTTAATTCTCCAGATCTGCTTCTATGTGATTATAATAACATTACTGTATATAATGAACCTACCACAGTAATTATAGAAGACACACCCATTGCTCTTCTCCCCTGGATTAACGCAGGCAATCTCAATCAGACCATGGAGTTTATTGATGAGACACCTGCTAAGGTTGCTATGGGACATCTAGAACTGAATGGGTTTGAAGTTACACCTGGCATGAAAATGGATCATGGTATGGACCCATCACTCTTTGCTAAGTTTGACAAAGTATTCTCAGGTCACTTCCACCACAAGTCTAAGAAAGGAAACATTCAGTATCTAGGCAATCCTTATCAGTTGTTCTGGAATGATTGTGATGATGCTAGAGGGTTTCATACCTTCGACCCACCCACACAAAAACTTAAGTATCACAAAAATCCATATGTGATATTCAAGAAGCTCTACTACAATGATGTCGAGAAATGTCAGTATAATTTTGATGAGTACAAAGATTGTTTTGTCAAAGTTATTGTAGAGCACAAAACAAACTACGCTCAGTTTGAAGTTTTGATTGATGGTCTCCAGAAAGCAGGAGCGCATGATATTAAAATTCTAGAGACTCTCGTAGAAGATGATACGATGGATGACGCAGACCTTGAAGTCAAAGATACTGCAACGCTTCTCAATGAATATATTGATGAGGTCGAAGTATCCGTAGATAAGACTATGCTAAAAAATCTTATGAGAAACCTATATATTGAAAGTCTAGAAGTAGTATAATGTATATTATTACGCTGGAAGATAGAGAAGAAGGTGTGTATTCAATCGCTTCAGAAGAAGGCGATTATATTATTCCGGTTTTCGAACAAGAAGAAGATGCTGAACGTTATTATTACATGCTCGAAGCGGGAAATACAGAATACCCACCTCTTCAAATTTTTCAGATAGACGGTTCAAATTTTATTAAGATCTGTGAGCAGAAGGATCAAATGTATGCTATAATAACCAAAGACGACCTGCTGATTCCACCTGAAAATGAAGATTAATTATGATTTGTTTTGAAACAATTAGATGGAAAAATTTCCTCTCTACTGGAGCACAATGGACTGAAGTAAATCTTAATAGTAATAAGACCACACTTATTGTCGGACAAAACGGAGCAGGCAAATCAACCATCTTGGATGCATTGACTTTTTCACTCTTTGGGAAACCATTCCGTAAGATTAATAAACCGATGCTACCTAACAGCATCAACATTACGGACTGCAAAACTGAGATTGAATTCTCAATTGGTAAAAATCAATTTAAGATTGTTCGTGGTATCAAACCAAACATCTTTGAGATTTACCAGAACGGAGAGATGTTAGACCAATCTTCTAGTGCTGTGGATTACCAGAAGCAACTAGAGCAGAACATCCTGAAGATGAACTACAAGTCATTCACTCAAATTGTGGTGCTTGGTTCTTCCACCTTTGTTCCATTCATGCGTCTGCCTCTAGCACAACGTCGTGAGATTATTGAGGACATCCTTGATATTCAAATCTTCTCTGTGATGAATAACAAACTCAAGGAACAATACAAACTCACCAGTGATCGTGTAAAAGACCTTGGATACGAATCTGAATCCACACTGGAGAAGATTGGTATGGGTGAGAAGTTCATCAAACAATTAGAGGATGAAGCAGACAAAGTTATCTTCGACAAGACTGAGTTTCTTAACACAAACATGTCTAGACATGGCCAACTCACAGCTACACAAAACCTGTTGATTGATGACCTGTCTCAAATAACTCATAACATTCAAAAGGTTGCGTTTGATAAATCTAATCTCAAAAAACTTAACTCGATGCGTGGTAAGTTTGAAGGTAAAATCGAACAGACACAAAAAAATGTTAAGTTCTTCAATGACAACGATACTTGCCCTACCTGTACTCAGAGTATTGAAGAGACAATCCGGTCTAACGAACTTTTTAAACTTAATCAGTCTGTAGATAAACTATCATCTGGATTGGAACAATTGATACAACAGATATCAGTTGAAGAAGAGAAAGAGTCTGAACTACAATCTCTTGTGACATTGCAGCAGCAAGTCAATGCTGACCTACAAACAAACAAGAAAGAGATTGAGTTGAATAAACGCTCCATCGAGAGATTGGAAAGCGAGATTAGAAATCTACAGAACACTAAGAACAGCAAGGGTGAGGCACATGAGAAATTGGAATCTCTTAAGAAAGATTACGAAAACCTTAAGGAGAACCTAGTACAGGTTAAAATAGAGAAGGAATGTATGACCGCTGCTGGCGTACTACTGAAAGACAACGGTATCAAAACCAGAATCATTAAGAAGTATTTGCCTACGATGAATAAACTCATCAACCAGTATCTACAATCCCTTGACTTCTATGTAAATTTTACGCTGGATGAAAACTTTGAGGAGACTATTAAATCTAGATTCAGGGACACTTTCTCTTACGAATCCTTCAGCGAAGGAGAGAAAGCTCGTATTGATATCGCTCTGTTGCTTACTTGGCGTTCTGTCGCTAAACTTAAGAATAGTGTGGATACTAACCTCCTCATTCTAGATGAAATCTTTGATGGGTCTCTAGATAGTATGGGTACGGGTGATCTAGGTTGGATACTTCGCAACTTCGATGACAACACAAACGTATTCGTTATCAGTCATAAAGAACAGATGAACGATAAGTTTGAAAGAACACTCACTGCTGAGAAAATTAAAAACTTCTCTGTCCTCAAGGAGACAGTTAATGAAGTGGCATAGGGGGGCTTGTCGCCCTCCTTTTTTTGTGTCATATTACATTCATACGAAACGAACCGCATGAATACCAAAGAAATTGACGGTGCTATCGCCCGCCTGCTTGCCACTGAAAACCTTGTTGTAGAGCACCGCAATGTGCCTACTGCATCCTTCGACGTGGAGGATCGTATTCTGACCCTGCCTAACTGGGACTCTACTCAGGATGTGTATGACATGCTTGTGTCTCACGAAGTGGGTCATGCTCTCTTCACTCCTACTGAGTGGACTGGTGTGGTTGATTTTCCTAAGTCTTATTTGAATGTTGTTGAGGATGCTCGCATTGAGAAGATGATGAAGCGTAAGTTTCGTGGTCTTGCTCGTTATTTCAGTGCTGGTTATTCTGAACTGGTTGAGAAAGATTTCTTTGGCACTAAAGATGCTGACCTCGCCAAAGAATATAATCTGATTGACCGTATCAATCTTCACGTTAAGATTGGTCCCTTCGCTATGATTCCTTTCACTGCTGAGGAGCAGGTGTGGGTTGAACGTACAGAAAATCTTGAAACCTTTGATGAAGCAGTTGAACTCGCCAAAGCTATCTACAACTGGACTAAAGAACAGAAAGAGGTAGAGGAAGAAACTCAAGAAGTTCAGGTTCAGCAAAGCGATGAAGGTAATCCTGTAGATGAAATGCAGGGTGACGAGCAACAGAAACCTGGTGAAGGTGACGATGATGCTGACCTTGATACTCCTTCCTATAGCAACGAAGAAGATCAACCTGAAGAAGATGTTGATTTTGATTCAGCAGGTCCTGCTGCTCCTAGTGCTGATGATGTTAAAACTCAAGATGAGTTTGACAAGCAACTTGATAGTCTCATTAACAAATACTCTGGTGGTAGGCAACGCTACGTCGAACTGGGTGAATTTGTCTGGGATGATGTAGTTGTTGATTGGTCTGAAGTTCACGAACATATCGATACTTTCCAGCGTCCTATTCTTGAAGATAGACCTGAAGCATATTCTTTTGCTGATAAACTCTTCAATGAGTTTATGTCTGGGTCTCGTAAGAGTGTGAATTATCTCGTTAAAGAGTTCGAGATGAAGAAGTCTGCTGATGCATATGCTCGCACCTCAGTTTCTAAAACTGGAGTGATTGATACCAACAAACTTCATACTTACTCTTACAATGATGACATCTTCAAGCGTGTGACTTCTGTTGCTGACGGCAAGAATCATGGTCTTGTGTTTGTACTTGACTGGTCTGGTTCTATGTCTGAAGTTCTGTTGGATACTCTGAAGCAACTGTTTATGCTGACTGAGTTTTGTAAGAAAGTTCAGATTCCTTTTGAAGTCTATACTTTTACTAACGAATACTATTGTGTTCGTGAATCTGACGACCTAAACAGGTCTAACTTTCTTCGTATTGGACTTGAGGATCGTAAGATTCACATTAACAAATCTTTCAACATGGTTAATGTGCTGTCCTCTCGCGCTAGCACTCGTCAGTACAAGCACCACTGCCTCAATCTTTGGCGTGAAGGTGTAAGTCAGCGATACTATACTGATGGAACTGCCACTCCCGGCATGTCTCTTTCAGGCACTCCTCTTAATGAAGCTATCATTTCTTTGAATTGGATTCTTCCTAAATTTAAGAAAGAGAATGGTCTTCAGAATGTGAATGCTGTTATCCTTACTGATGGTGAATCCCAGACCGCTATGTATGGATTTAAAGCAGGTGATGAAGAACTTGGTGATGTTCGGATGCGTTCCTATCGTCTTGATGGTGGATGTATTCTCCGTGATCGTCAAACTGGTCGCACTTATTCCAAGTTTAATGAAGGTTGGTCTGAAGTAACTAACACGTTTATTCAGCAAGTTCGTGATCGTAATCCTGGTGTCAGTGTCATGGGTATCCGTGTTATTGATAATGGATTTACATCTTTCGTTCGTCAGTATGCTGGATGGCGTGAAGATTTTGCCAATCTACAAAACGAGTAT